CTTTATCTAGATCAGTATAAACATAAAATTCTTCAACATTTTTAACTAATGCTAAATTGACATGGTTTACATTTTTAACTTCTTTTTCAACTTTTCTGACCTTTTGAATCATTGTTGGATCTATAGATCTAAGTTGTTGTATACCTTTTTCTGGGTGGTTTGTATCAATTATAATGTGAAAAAATACTTTAGAATCAATATACCATCTTCTAAAAATATCGTCTGCTTTGTTACTAAAATCTAAAAGTTTTTTGACAGTTTTAAATTCTTGATGTATTTTTGTTTTGATATTATCGGATATAGTATCGATATTATCTAAATCTAATTTTATACAATCATATTTGTCATCAAATACAATTGAGTCGTTTACTATATCTTGAATTGCTCTATCTACTTCAGGATATAATGCTAATGAACGATATTGCTGTATTTGAGTGTTCTCTTGTATGAGAGCACCCCCGAAGTCATAATACTGACTAAAAAATCCACCACCCTCTATAACATATGTTCCGTCATAGTCTTCAGGAGTAACAAAGGAGGGCTGGGACTTAGGTGGTTCCAGCCCTCCAAATTCGTTCTCTTTTTGTGGAGATTCTTGCTTATCTTTTTTAAACGAAAAACCAAATATATCTTTGAATGCCATAATATAAAATTCTCCTTGTAAGTTACTCTAGTATTTATTATGCGGTAGTGGCTGGTGGACTATCGGTTGGGTTCCCAACTCCGTCGCCTGGTTCCCAGTAATCATATGCCATCGTTACTGTAAACTCAGCAAAGGTGTCTGTCATATCATACGACATATCAATCGGTGAAATATCTATTGGAAAACAATGTCTAAGTACATGAGATTGTGTGTGTCCACTATCTGCACTAGTTGCCACAGAATTTACTGTATCTCCGTGGTAAACTACCCAATCTGATGTCAAACTATAATCCAATACATGCGTTTCGCGGTGATTCATCAAATTTATCCATGTTTCAAATGTTTGTTTTAACACTTGACCCGGTGTGGATGAATCATATATTTGAATCGACCAATCAGCATATGTTCTTTCGCCAGAAAATTTAACAATTCTACCCTGCCAGGCCACAGGTATTACACCTATACTGGATCCGGGCAATGATGTCGCTTTGCAATAAACATCAAATCTTGCAGTAGTATCTGATGCTGGTTGATTACTTATATTTGTGCTAGTCACTGCTGATGGAAAAGAACCAGAAATTTTAAATCTATTTGGTCTTGTTCCGAAAAAATTGTGTCTAAAGTCTCTTATTCCTGTTGCCATTTTTGATCTCCCTTATATTTGTGCTAAATCTTTATAATCAATTATAGTGGACTTGACAAATTCTTATTTGTGAAAGTCAATCTTACATAATTAATTGCTGTTACTGGTTTGACCAAGATATCAGCAACAAATACTCTTTGTTGAATTAAATCGGGGGTATTATTTGAAGAATCACAAATGATCTTGTAATCACTTACTCCTCTTTGACCCTTAATTATGTTCAATGCACTATCTGCGGCAAGACGGAATCTTGCTCTAGTACTTTCGTCATTTTGCTCAAAAAGCATTGCTCTTGCAATAGGAGACAATAGTTTTCTCAGGAAGATGAATAGTCTAGAAACATTGATTCTAGAAAGAGTAGATATATCTGGAGCACCAGTCTTATCCCCGAATAGTATGGTTCCTTCGCCTGGGAAGGTAACTACTGGGTTAATTCCATTATCAAACGCAGTATCTTGTGCTGCATCTGTTAGATTTTGCTCTATACGAACAACATTTAGAATTCTACCACGGATTCTACCGGCAGGTGAATACCAAGGATAGAAATCTCTATCAGTTCTGGCAATACATCCAGCAATATCAGCAGATACATTTGTTCTGATCAAATTTCCTGCAGTATCGAAATGTAATTTATGGCCCCATGTATGAACGTATTTGTCTGTTTTATAGTTTTGGTTTGCTCCACCAATTGCGGTAGGAACTGCATCACCTGTTCCACACAGAATACCAAGTGCAGCGAAATCTGTGGTAGACTTTGAATCAATAACAGTTCCAACATTAGTAATATGTGCATCTGAAGTACCACCGTGGAACATAACATCAAAATCTATTTCATTTGGTTGTAATGATGAATAAACAGTTGTTGTATTTGCAGATGATCCTGTACCACCGACATAGCAAGAGGCACCATATTGTAAGAAATTATGAACCGCCCACCATTCTTGTTGCCATGAACCAGCAGTACTATTCGCTGCAGAAATAAATGCAGCTGCAGATGGGCCGATAGAAGCAGTAAGCGTTGGACCTGTGAACTGGCCACCTAACGCAGCATTTACATTATAAGTATATGTTCTTAACCGAGTAAACCAATCATTTATATCGCTTGTGAATAAATAACCTTGTTGTTTTTCTGCAGTTATACCCATTTTAGTTAAAAGACCGTTACTAGAAGCTAATGCTCCTATTGCTGGTCCTATAATCTCTCCAAATGGAGGCGAAAGTGATTCATCTACTACTCTTACTGTAACATTTGGTCGTGCCATTTTATCTTCTCCTTGATAAAGTAATAATCTATGTCAATGTTATATATTGTTTTTTGTTTTTTCAAGTAAACCAATGCTTCATATCTATAGGTGCCTCAAATTCGACTTTTCTTAGTGGTTTATCGCTTAAAATCCAATAATCTTCACCTATTTTTTCTGCCTTTTCTGGGTTCTGACCACCATCATCAAAAAATCCAAAAGGCATAATTTCTGATTCTATTTTTTCTATTTCTTGTTTGTACATATCCAGACGAATATCCAAATCGGTCAAATTTTTGAAAAAATCTTGTCTAGTTGCCCACGCAAAAAACACTAGGCACATTACCAGATCATCATGGTGTCCGTCGTCTGCTTCAAAACTGGTTCGTTTGGCAATAAAGGTCGTAAGTTCGTCTATTATGTCTATATCTTCAATTATTAATTTATCTTGTTCAATAAGATTTTTTAAAACCGAACATCCTATTTTTTTAACAAGGGTGGTAGTTCTAACACCCATTTGTTGGTTTCGATTTCCATACTCAGTAATAATTTGACCTTTTCTTCCCAATACATTAACTTTAATTAAGTTCTCATATTCCAGATCTGTATGTAAAATATCTGCAACTTGGCCCCCTATATCATTAACCTCCACTAAACAATAGGCATCATTGTACTTTTTACCAATTGATCGGACTATAGATGGTAGTACCAAAGGAGATGTTATGTTATTTCTATATTTGGCAACAATTTTATATGGAGTATGAGTGACATCCATTACGACTATTGCACTGTAATCTTTTCCTTGACCACGAGAAGTATCTACCGTCATAAAATAGACATGATCTTTTTTAACATCCTCTTCGTCGTTTTCTTTTCTTACAGGTTCTTCATAAATCCAGAAACCGTCTTTGTTTCTTATAATTGGTTGTTTCCAATACATAGAATTCAATTTAGCAGAAGATATTAGAGTATTACTAGAACCAATGAAATCGCATTCAAACTCTTGTTGAAACTGCCTATCTGATGTATTTTGAATTGTTTTTAGTTTCCATGCTTCATTTCTTAGTGGTCCACCGGGATACTCTGGAACCTGACTCCAAGGTACTTCTATCGCTTTATATTCATTTTTATTATTAATAGCACCTTTCCAGAATTGATAAAACATATTCAATCCATTTGGTGTAGAAATAATAATAACCTGAGTTGTTTGTCCGGAGGTTACTGTTGGATAAACAGAACTAAAAAATTCTTCTGATACATTTGTGGGAACGTGAGCAAACTCGTCCAATACAAGAATATTATAAGAACCACCACGCACCGCACTTGAACTGGTTGCCGCTGCAATTATTCTTGAACCGTTTTCTAATTGAATAGAGTGTTTATTCCATTCTACTATTCCTTGTTGTAACCATAATGGCAAATATTCATATGCCATTTTAATTCTTGCTAAAACTTCTCTTGCAGCAGATTGTTTGTTTGCAAGAATGGCTATATTCATATTTTGATTGAATAGTGCTTTTTGTAGTAAGTATCCAGGACCTACAGTTGTGGTTTTTCCTGACTGTCTTGGTAATTTACAAATGACATGTCTATTGGTCCATAAAGTATTAATTATATTTTCTTGATAATCATATAAATCAAATGGAACGATACCCGAATCTAGTGACACTACTTTGATATAATTTCTAGCAAAATGTATAGGATCGCTGGCACATTTTAAATATTCCTCTACCTGTTCTTTGGTAAAATCTATTTTAACGCCAACTGGTTTTAAATTGCTGTTTCCTAAGTACCCTTTTTTATTATATTTAATCGGCATCGTCTTCACTTTCTACATCAATTACATTTTCATCTGATTTAAATTGACTTCTTGATTTATTTAACAAATTCTGTAGATCTGTAGTAGAACCGACATATATTGAATTGTTGGTTGTATTCTTAATAGAAACTTTATCTTTATCTGCCTCATTTGCTTTTGTGTGCAGATCTAAGAGATCCTTGTTCATCTCGCTGAGTGTTTTTAGAAGGGTCGCAGCGACCTCATACGCTCTCGGAGAGTCACCTGCGGTCGCAACCCGCA